TGGTGGGTAGCATACGTACCCAGGTGCCTTCTTCATATGAATCTGGCCCCCAGGCATTTAGGGGAGATGTATCTGGAAGCAGTTTCGAGGAGTACCCACAGCTTCTGAAGGATATTACCCCGAGTCGGGATGCACTCCAGGCTGTGTCCAGAGCCGTTAAACAAAATGCAGTACAACTGTAAGGATGAGCGGTACTCTAGTTAGCGCCCTGGAACTTCAGAAAGCCGATCAGGCAAAAAAAGAGATAAAAAAAGAAACATATCGAAAGATTTTAGAACAAATTTCCAAGAAAATTCAGGTATCTTCAGAAATTGGTAACAAGAATTTAATCGTGACCATCCCTGCATTTGTAATGGGATTTCCATCGTTTAATCAGGAGACGGCAGCAACTTATATACAGAGGCAGTTAAATAATGGTGGGTACAAAACAAATAGATTGAGTACAACTAGTATTTACATAGACTGGAATAAACCAAAAGGTGAAAAGATCACAGATGATAAAAAACCTGTGGATGACCTAGACATCCCAAGTTTTATGAATCTAAAGAAATATGCGGCAAAATACAAATAAATATTATAACTAGTAATCATAAATGGATAATAACGTGTTAGCTGTTGCACAGAAGGAGTACATGGATCAGATGAATGATGTATTACTTCCATTCCTGATTACAAATTTCGATGAAATTTTCGAGCGGGCCAAGATTGATTCCAAGGGCAAAAATACCCTTATTACTTTTCAGCAATATCTGAAGGACATCAAGTCCTGGAACCAGGGTATTCTTCGCGAGCGGACAGATGAGATAGCAAATTCGTGTGCGTATTTTAGTGATCTCCTGGCTGCTATTATTGTGGGTTACGTAAAGATTCTTTCAAGCGTTCGTCTAAAGGTGGAAAAGCAGAAGATTGCTATAAAACTTCCCAAGTCTGATGATTTTATTTTCCGTATGTATGAGGAAATAGCCAAAGTATTGTACAAGAACCCCTACTGGATGGCCGAGGACCTCTCTGAGGATGATAAAATTGATAACATGCGCCCCATTGTTTCGCGGTGTATGGAGCAAGTTGTAAAGACACTTGTGCCAGTTCAGACTATTCTGGAGGCTTATATTGGTCAAAAGGGTAAGCTTGACGTGGAGAGTCAGGTCGATCCAAATGAGGATCCAGAGGACCCAGATCTTCTAGACAATGTTCCTAATGCCCTAGATGAAGAAAACAAGGAAGAGATTGGTGATGGAGAGGAAGTCAAGGATGACCTTTTAGGTAACGACATCCAGGAGGATGAACCAACAGAGGACCCCGTCACTGAAACCAAGCAAATTCCTATTAACAATCCTCCACCGGAAATGACTGAAACCACACCCACACCAGATGAGAATGATGATGATGACGATTTATTCCCAAATCTGAGAGACAAAAAATAAATAGTATATTATAACAAATGGAGCAACTTAAAACCCCAGAAGGAGCTGCCCTTACGGCGGCTCTCATGACTGCTGCTTATATTTATATCAAGCATAGATTGAACAATGAACCAAAACCAGAGATGAGTGCTTATGCAAAGCCCGCTTTACTGAATGCACTTATGGTGTATTTTATTATTTCAAATGGAATTGGTGGTAGAGAAAAGATTTCTTCTGATCCGTTTTAGATAGTTAAAGGAATAAAAATAGTATTTATTAAATGGCGAGCGTAGGAGCTTTTACAGAAATGATGGATCAGTTCCTTGATGAACTTCTTAAGACCTTTCCAGAGGAAACGGGTCTTAAGAAGTACCAGAGTACCTTCGATCTTATGAAGAAGGCAAACCCCCGTAAGTGCGTGGAGGTTTTTATGAATTCGGCAAGGCAGTTTCAGAATCAGATTATGGCGAAGAATGAGAAGTTTTTCCTCGAGAATAGCGTAGAGTTTCTGGATGCACTGAACATTAAAAAGTGGTGGAGTGGTGAACTTTCAGATGGTACCAAGGGCGCCATCTGGCAGTACTTACAGACCCTAATGATTCTGGGTACTACTATTACCAGCATTGATGCTGATACTCTGGGTGCTATCGAGGGTATTGCTGAGAAGATGGCCAAGGGTTCGGGTGGTGAGGGTGGTGCCCCAGATCTGAGCGCACTTCAGGGGTTGATGGGTGCTCTGGGTAATATGAAGATGTAAATAATTTCCAAGTAAAGTATAAAGATGGAAGATACAGTGTGGTTCGACGACCCAATGAATCTTTTTACTGGTAATAAACTTTTAAAGTTCTGGCCACTGGCTTCACAAACTCCAGAGGAAAGAGTGAATGCCACAACCAGATTCATAATTTATATTTCAATTGCGCTCTTTATTATCAAGAAGGATATTAGAATTTTTGTACTTGCTTCGGTAGCTATTGGAATTCTTTATGCCTTCTATAAATCTGAAATGATTACCACAGCAACGCGACCTGCCCAGGCCGACGGTCGCAAGAACCCAGGGTTTATGAGACCAGCGGTCCAGAGACCCTCGTATGATAATCCAATGGCTAATGTACTTTTTAGTGATTATACCGAGCACCCAGACCGCCCGGGTGCTGCATTTTACCCAGAGGTTCGTGGTGAAGTGAGAAAATATCTGGACGATACATTCCCCCAAGATGTTGCTGACGTGTATGGTCATCGCAACCAGGCAGCTTCGCGTTTCTATAGTATGCCCGTCACGACCATTCCTGGGGACCAGACCGGTTTCGCAGAGGCCTGTTACGGTAAGAAGTTCCGCCCGGTGTGCCGTGACGATCAGTCTGCATGCACTGCCGAGGGTAATACCAGACAGCCGGAACAGGTGCAGCTTCGGGCTATGACTGGTGCCCTTTCACCCACTTATTTTCCCAGCGTATAATAAATGGAGAGAAATCCTTACACACTTCAGGCGGGTTTAAAGCTCGTTAATGATCACGCGATCCCAGAATACAAAGCCGATCAGCATATTTTCACGTGGCCACAACCCGCGAGTCTTAATAACTGCTGCCGTCCCAGCACTACTATTTACGGTACGGCGCCTTACATGGCCGGAAAGGGTGCACCCCATGAGTTGATTGGACTCGATGATTCCCTTAGACCCCAGAGTACTTCCTTTTTCAAGAAGTACTATGATCAGAAACCCTATGATTTCCCTAGCAAGGATGTTTCTTGCAAACTGCCCCAGCGCACACTTAACTTTGATCCCGCCAACACCCGTGGCGAACTCCAGAACGGACTGTTCCTCCAGAGGTACTGCCGCCGTTCGTAAAAATATAAATATTCTATAATACTAAATGGACCCACTGTCCTTAGCTGCTATTGGTGGTTTAATTTATGCCGGAAGGTGTTTGAGTACGAAGGAAAATTACGAGCAAAAAGTTCCCGAACAATTGCCTTTCTTTGGTAATAATATCAATACTCCTGATCAGGGTGCTGCCCAGGATCAGCTTGATATTCGCACCGGTGCTTATATTCTCCCCCCACAGAGCCAAAGACAAAAGGAGGCTGTACCAAATTTTGCAGATATTTCACCCGCGAGTGGGAGATTTGTGCATGGTCAGCCAGTGTATAATTTTTATGATAGACAGGATGTGTCGAGTCGCATGAATAATGTTCAGCCCCTGGAGAGACAGCGCATTGGCCCGGGTCTCGGCGTGGACCCGAGCGTTCCGGCGTTTGGTGGTTACCAGCAGCTGTACAGAGTAAACCCTAACAATGTTGGTGGATACAAATTGAATACCCTTCCAGGACGAGCCGGGCCTTCAAACCCTATTGTTAAAAGAGGTGCCCTGGTTGGTGAATTGACTCAGGAGAGACCCAGCAAGGTTGTGGCTACATGGGAGCGCAGACCGCCAGCCAGAGGCAGAGCCGAGGGGCAGGGTGGTGCGCTTACAGGTATGACCGGCCGCCAAAACTTTGAGAAAACCAAGCGTCAGACGAACCGTTCTACGACCACGATGCGAACCGATGGTCTAGAATACGGCCCTGCAGGTAAGTTTGTTCCGGGTCTGTCGACACAGGATAATCCTACCAGAAATAAGGGTGATCTGAACACTCAGAGAATTAATGACGTCGCGGCCCCTGGTATCTACAGTTTCCATGGTGGTTACCAACAGGATCCGACACTCACGACCGGTATTCGTGCTGCGGTGAACCGCGGTCAGAAGGACCGTGCGGGTAATGCGGGGCGCATGAATGTACGCATGGACCCAGCAAACCAGAATGGGTCCATTACCGCCACCCGTACCAGTGCTTCTACAGTGCTACAGGGCGTGCAGGGACCCACGGCGGCCTCTAATCAAACTTATGTACAGGACCGCTACCATAAGTTTCATGCATATAAGGGTAATGAGGATTTCCGTAGTTTTGATCTTGGTCTGGCCAAGCGGGTGAACGCCCAGAACCCCCTGAATCACAATTTTTCGTAACTATCATCTAATGTGAACTTGAAACTCAATATATAAATTTGTTTTACATAGTATCTATGGCCTCGCGCAACTTCTTGTACCTATCATAATTTGAGGTCTTGGATCCATTATCGTTACCAAACATACTATTGAAAGAGAAACCCTTCTTACATCCGGTATCCCTGTAACACTTGTTGATGTACTCCTCAAGCTTCTTAACGTCTCCCCCAAAATGGAAATATAAGAAAAATGGTAAATACACACCTTCAGTATGCTTCAAGATTATCTTCTTACCCATTCGAACAAGAAAATCAAAAACATTCGAAAACCGTAAGATAAACCTGGGTTTATCCATTTCGGTCATTGATTCAAAGTCGTCAGAGTCATACCACTTGACGAGCATATCTGGTTCAGGGTTCTTATATCCATCATGACTAGCGTTTCTGAAAGCAAACAGGCACCTCGTAAACATTTCTAAATGGAAAAACCTATCACCATCACCATTCTTATTGACTTTCTTAATATAGTCAAGAGGCTTCTTGATTTTATCCAAACTTAGCGCTTTGAGAGACCATTTTCTGTACTTGCTGATGGAACCACAGGAATTGAAGAACTCACCAAGTGAAGTCTTATCAGTTTCCTGAAACTTTTTAAACTCATTGTAAAGTTCTTCCTGAGTCAGTTTATAAGGATATATTGCAACATGGAGCAAGAGGTTATCGATAATCGAACAATCTTGGGGAGACATATCCTTGTAATACTTGCCACAGACGGTGAACTTGTTATCAAAAAAACCAATAACCGCCATGCATCTCTGCTTTCCATCAACAGATTGCTTTATTATACGACCGTTCTGAAGGCTAAAATTATGAAATACAGGAGACGGGACATGTTTACCCGTGATCATTGAAATCAGTATATTTTCCCTCCATTTTTCAGTCTTTATAACATTGCGCTGATGTGGTGGGTCAAGGTCAAAGTTGTTAGACTTAACCTCTAAATAAAATGATTTCAGTGACCAAGTCGTGGTTATTGTCTGTCCGCGGGACACGTCTCTCGGGGGCAGAC